TTATTCTTATTTTATAGGTAGTTTAGCATTCACATACTATTCCAAAATATTACACAATTGTACACAATATTTAGCCGAAGTACTACACCACCAACGCTTAAGATAATTCTGACCCTTAATATCAAAAATCACTAGTTCAAATGTAGGGTCATTGTTAATATATGTAGTTTTTACAACTAGTGTACCTAGATTGCTATTAATCTTGTCCAAAATAGCTTGTCTTTGTTCTTCACTAAAATCATCCAATTGTACAATGTAATATACCTTTCCATTCTTGGATTTACAAACAGCATTGTTGTGAAGAATATAATAGTTACAGTTTTTGGTAGGAATTCTAGAGGAGTCATCAATATCCTCTTCGGTTAGAATGTTACACTTACGAACCTCCGTCTTAGGTTCCATCAAAATACTATTAAAGAGTCGTACAGCCTTATTGTATTTAGTATTATCCTCAGTGCTAGTGTTTTTCTTTTCGGTGAATTCTAGGGTCTTTAGTGTTTCTACAAGTTCACTATCTGGTGTTTGGCCGGATAGGGTCATAAAACGACAATATACTTTTAGAATAGCCGCTTGAGTAGGGGTGTAGTTCTTTTTATAATTAATGATTTCTTCGTGGTTAAGATTGGCATAAATATTACGACGAATACGTTTATTAAACCCCTTTTTACCAAAAGCTACACACAACGATAGCGAGTTCTTAATGTAGGTTTCACTATAAACCTTATTGCCAGTACAGTAGCTCTTAAAAATATCGCAAATAAATCGAAGCGTTATATTGTATCGCTCTTCATTTTTAACATCTTCGGGAATACGATTAAACTCTTCGATATATCTGTAGTATTCATAATCAGAAACATTGTGTTTGGGAAGAGTAGTAATAAGTTTGCGGAATAGTTCAAACTCAAATAATAGATAAATGTCACTATCGCGAATAAAGTTATATTTGCTGTCAAGAAGTTGTAGAAGATGATATTTTTCACATACCGAAATTTTGTTTTCAATACTTTCTAAAAAGTATTTACAGTTATTTGGGTCTTTGCCATAGGTATCTGGGAAAAAGTAGCTTAGAACAGCGCTCATTGTAATTACTTATTACTCTTTATGGGGTTTTGTTTAAGTTTTTTCGTTTCAAATATTATATAATCTACATATAATAAATTAATGACGGTCATAAATGGTATTGAAGTTGATAAAGTAGAATATACAGAAAATTCCACAAAATTATCTATTAAAAACAATGATAAAATAGAAGACAAATTAAATGTCATTATTGTTATATCGAATCCATGTGAATATGGAACAAGATATAGATTAGCAAATGAATTTATTAAACGTATGGAAAGTGAACATATAGATGAAATAGAATTATATGTAGTTGAATTAGCATATGGAGAACAGAAACATTATGTTGCCAAAGTGAACAACAGGAAACATCTACAATTGCGTACCGATACAGCACCCCTTTGGCATAAGGAGAATATGATAAATATTGGTATTAATAAATTACTGCCACAAAATTGGAAAGCTGTCGCATGGATTGATGCCGATATTGAATTTAATAGTGCTTCTTGGGCAAGTGATACATTAAAGATACTGAATGGACACAAAGATATAGTTCAACTATTTTCACATGCTGTAGACATGGATAAAAAAGAGGATGCCATGTCTATATTTACTAGTTTCGGATTTCAACACGAAGGTGGTAAAAAATATGGTGGTACTGGAGTAAATTTCTGGCATCCAGGCTTTGCCTGGGCTATGACTAGAAAGGCCTATGACCGTGTTGGTGGTGTGTATGAACTATCTATATTAGGTTCTGGTGACCATAATATGGCAAAATCATTGATAAAAAACGGTATAAATAGTGTTAATAATTTAGTTACAGATGAATATAAATATAGTATTTTAAAGTGGCAACATAAGGCCAATGGTTTAAGATTAGGATATGTTCCGGGAGTAATTCGTCACCATTTTCATGGCAGTAAAAAGAATAGAAAATATAGTGAAAGATGGCAAATTATTGTTAACCATAAATACAATCCGGAATTACATGTAACCAAAAATAGTTATGGACTGCTAGTTCCGACAAAAGATTGCCCACAAGGACTTTTAGATGAAATTATGGGATATTTCAGAGAACGCAATGAAGATGAATAAATTATAATATATAATAAATATATAATAAATATATAACAATTATATGTCAAAAAATATATTTTTAAATCCAGCTATTAAATTAATTCATACAATAGTTAGATCAGATAATAATGAATTTATAGATTGGTATATTGATATCATCGATACGAAGGGATGTATTAAAAGTTTAGACAAGTTTCTAATATCCCACTGTCATACCATGAAAGAACGATTAGAAAATTTAGATAATATAACCAATATGTTAAAACTTTTTAAATATAAGCACATACAACCAAACTATTTATTAATTAACCGCAATAGAACTATTATTGATATTAAACGGAAAATTGTGTATGAACTCACTAGTAAATATTTATAGTTGTTATTACACTATAAATTATTCTTTATTATAATAAACCGCGCCAGTATAATCTAACCATTCATCTAATGTAAAATTATTAAAATCATCAGGTAGGTGATAATCTTTGTACTCCATGTTAAAACCTAAAAAGGTCATTTCGTTGTAGTGAAACGGCGCGTATTTCATAATATTTAAGAACTCATCTTCTGTATGAAATCCACTATTATTACAACCAATACCAGTATAATATATATGAGGCATTTTAAGTTATTATGTATAGTATATTACAATTGTTTAAATAAATATTATAGTACCTATAATCAAAGTAATATATTAAAAACTATACAATATCAAATCTTTGAATGCTTACATATGTTCATAAAAAATTAGTTCACGTACTTTAAGTTCTTTATGTTTACCAAATTTATAAACATCACATACACCACAATGGTCTTCGTTAGATAAATCTAATTTTTGATTAATTTTTTTATCACAGTAAACAATATTCCATCGACCTAATAATACAGTTGGCTGTTTCGGGAACAACTTATCTTTGAAGAGCATGATGTATTTCATATTATAGAGTAATATCGATGATTTAGTTGTAAGATTTTAAAATATATTAAATTCAATTTTATTTTATAAATATTAACATATGAATAGTTTTGAAATAGAATTATTAAAAGATCCAAAAAGGCTATCCTTTATGAGCAATCTTTTAAAACACCACCAATTTAGTGAAGAGTTTTTGATAGAAACAATTTGTTATTATGATTCTTGGAAGTGTTTGCGAACACAAAATAATCTATCGCCATATTTTTGTTTTCGCTACCTCTACGACAATGATACAGATAGTGCCGATGATTGGACTGATTATAACCAAATAAAAGACTACTTATTAAAAAGGGCTTATACAATAGGAGAGATAGAACATTGGCATAGTTTTGTTTCAAGGGAGGTTGCTAATATCGAATAGTTCATCATTTACCTCCGGTAATACCGACGAGTGGAGTTGAAATAAGCACTTTTCGCGAAACACAAACGTCATACGGGCAACAATAGGTTCATTGAGTCCGCTCCAGAACCACGTAATAAAAGAGGTGTTTATAAATACACCTGGTGCTACTCTAGATATATTGTATTTTTTGTCTAAAACTGTAATACCCGGCTTCTTAGCAAAAAAATCAAAGTATTTTTTAATGTCTACACCTTTACGTTTAACTTGTGATACGGTACCAATTAAATTACCATCAGGGCAAAACATATTAGTTACACCTTCGGGAGAGTTTTTAACAGTAACTTGGTTTATCCATTCATCCGTTAGGGCAGCTATATCCTTTCCACCAACACCGGTTGTTACTACATCACCTATAACTTTACTAGAAGCAGCAAGTGTTTTGTGATGTTTCTTGTAGTTCTTTATAAAATATACTAGTACAAATAGAACTAATATAGCTAATAGTAACTTGTAATTCATCTAATTATACCATAGATGTTTTTTATAAATTGACAAATTGACAAATAATACAAAATACAAAATACAAGACACAAAATACACAATAAAATGAGCGCTAAACAATCAAAGAAGAGTCTGATCTCCTTAATCTTTCGAAAGACTTCTAAAAAACCTAATAATGTTATTAAACTTTCAACAAAGACAATTGCTACTTCACAAAAATCCAAGATGACTGATGCTGAGGTTGAATTACTAAATAAACACTTCGTTAATGATTCAATTGTAACTGTACTAGATACTGTGGAACATATTCGGCGCTTAAGTCAAGAAAAGTCGTGTATTGGTGATTTAGAAGATATGGTTATTACTAGTGGTGACTCGGTACTACTAGATCTACTAAACCGCTGGGGTAAATCAGTGAAGAATTCTATCCAAAATCTAGATGAAACATTGGAGCGTTATTATAGTAAAAATATTGATCCCGTGGCGTGTTTTCATCTAAATCGTTCTGTTGTACATCTAGTGAATCTATATGAAACCATTTCGGAAATGTCCAAGGTGTCAGAAGAAAACTATGCTCGTAATATTTATATTTTAGCAAAATGTCTTACGGATTTTCGTACAGAATTTAACAAGTATTGCCGCGAGATTAGTAACTATATCTCAGAATTTAAACAGACACTAACTCTTTTGATTAATCGGCATCCAGAAAACCGTTTGGTTATTCATGCCATTGGGGATATTGAGAGGCTTTACAATTACGCTTCGGAAATGACTATTAAAATTAATACTAGTACACCTATTGAACTAGATGTTTCTATTGGCTATATTGATAGGCTTTCAAATGACATTAATGATATCAAATCTGATTTAATTAACGTCAAAAACCACCAGGACAAGGATAAGAAGTATGTAACTAGTAGTTATGTCTAGTTTGTAATAGATTGAAGTGATTCATACTCTGGTGGTTTGTCTTCTCGTAATTGGTAATATTTCTGTTTTTTAGTCTTATCACACATTTTCAAACAAAATCCACAAATTAATAGCAACATAATTGTTCCAAAAAATATGAAAAAACCATACTCGTCCAAAAAATTGCGTAGCGTTGTCATTTTTATTTGTTAGATGTATATTTAATTATATAAATCTTTAAGCTTTGTTAGTAGCCTATTTCTTGGCTACATTTACCAAAGGTTAGTAGCCTATTTCTTGGCTACATTTACCCGCCATCTAAAGATGGCTAATGGTTATGTGTCAAAAAATAGACACATTTACCAAAGGTTAGTAGCCTATTTCTTGGCTACATTTACAATTCTAAGATTCTCTACAGCATATCCGGCACCTATTCCCAATCCTAAATACCATAATTGTCTAAATATAAGACCACCAGCACCTAAACCACCCAATATGTATAATAGGTATTTCTTGAGGTTCTTGGGGTTCCAGTAGTATAGTCCGAAACCAATTAAGGTACTAGTTACACCAACGACACCAGTTTGAACAAATAGGTGGCCGGCAAACCAACCAGCAAAACAGAATGCTAAATCCATACCAATGTTTTTGTAGCTTTCGCTAGTTAGTTTAAATCCCAAGATTGGTTGTAAATATTTATCACTTAGGTACATACCATAGCTAGTATTACCTAATACTTTGTAAATAGAGAATACAATAGCTAGTGAAACAAACGAGAAGCCGGCCTGGTACCATAACATACCAACGGCAAAATTAACTAGAGAGAATTTATCTAATCCATATTGATCCATCTTTATTATATTATAGGCTTAGAAAATTGATTTAAGTACAGATTTATATATAACAATAACCTCTCTCGACTAAACAAAATGTTCAAGAGCCTCTTTCTCGCTACGCTAATCCTCTCGGCCTCTCCTATGGCCATGTCCATGTCAATTGGTCCTACTCCATGTGAAGTATGTGAATTTGTTGTATATAGTTCACAAAACTTTCTAGAAGCCAATCATACTACCGATGAACTTCACACTTTTTATAATCACACATGTGACCTGTTCGGTCGTTATTCCTCCATGTGCCGCGGAGCTGTTTCTAGTTTTATGCCAAAGGTAATCGATATTCTTATTCGTGATGAATTTAGCGACTACTCCGCCGATGAAATTTGTGCCGAACTAGATATCTGTACTGATTATGATATTGTAGTTCCTCCTGTCATGGTTGACTGTGGTGAACCGATATTTCAAAATACCCAATATTGTATTAGCCATGATATTGAATGCTCCCCTGAATCCATGGTTATTAGCGACCTCTGTAAAAATAAGCCTATCCCGGAGCCTGTTATCGCACCCACGAAGCTATTCGTGAATATCAATGATTGGGTTCCTGTAGATAACATGTGAATAAATAGAAGATAAACTTGAATATAGATAAACTAAATATAAAATAATATAACTAATACTTTGAATTATTTATATTATTTAATAATATATGGATTTAGAACGTTTTTTATTAGCTGGATCTTTGGCTAAAAACATGGAAAAAATAGAAGAACTATACCACGAAATATATACGGACCAAACACACAATGGTCATCCTATGGAACTCTATAGATATATAGATTTACAAATGGATAGCCGTTATGAAATATTTACCATTTCTGATCTTCATGCTGATGTTAGAAGATTTTTAGAAGTCCTTAAAAAAGCCGGATTTATCAACCCAGATGTAGATATGGCAAATCCTATCAAAAATGTTCGCTGGAATCCTGAAAAGAAGGATAAAATAATTGTCATTTGTGGTGATATTATCGATGGTAGAAGAGACAATAATAATGACCTCCTAACCAATTGCGATGAACTCCTAATACACATGTTAATATTTAACTTACGTATATTAGCTAGGGCCCATAACAGTTATGTATTTTGTACTATGGGTAATCATGACTTCTTTGCTTTCCATACTTCATCTAGATACGGTTCTGAACTAGCCTATCATAGATATATAGATGATCGTTCTGTAAGTTTTTATAGAGACAAAATGGAGTCCTTTTTAGTGGCAAATTTATCAGAAGACCAGATAAAATATGCAGAACAAACGGTTGGTGCAGAGGATTTAGTATATATGTATAGAGCCTATTTATTATCTAGATTCTATCTAATTGGCTTTCCTCCTTTTTTAAAGATAAATAGTACACTATTTGCCCATGCTGGATTTCATATGGGTAAAAATGTGTTTTCCCTATTTGAGGAAAGCAGCATTAACTCTGAACAATTACAACCACAAATGATACATAGAGTTCTTTTAGAAGAATTAAGATATACTGATACCTTTATGGAATATATTACGGATGCTATTCACGACAAACAAACAATTCGCTATTCTAATATGTACAACGATTTGATAGATAAACTATTTCCAACTCTCGAAAAAGATGCCCGGGAAAATCCCGATAGAGCAGAATCAGTAAGAAATTCTATGAAACCCTATTTAGACCTAACATCTAAAGAAACAGCACCCTCAAGTATGTTCGATGACCTTTTTCTAACTAGACGTTTACAACAGGATTGTGGTGCTGTAGATGAAATACTACATATGTACGGGTGTAATATGTTAGTAGTTGGCCATTGTCCCACTTGTCTATCACATATATTTGATCCTAAAAATACAGTTGGTATAACTAGTTGTGATGATGCCAGAATAGTTTATAGCTGTAATAGTAATTTAGTAACTGTTGATATTGCTATGAGTTCGGCCTTCTCTCCACATAAAAAGTTTTTAGAAATGTTGAAAATTGTTAACGTTAATGCCTCAAAGAAAAATGTATGTACTATGCGATACTATATGGGCTCTGACAGGGTTGAAAAGTACAATGAAAAGTTTTTTGACGGTCAAGAATGGAATGAAATACCCCTTGCTAATTCTCCCAAGGCTAAGGCCACACCCAAGGCTAACAATGTTGAAGACCCGTGGTCCTAGAAAATTGGACCCTACAAAGTAATAAATACCCCCACACAAAAGACTTACACATTTTTGTTTGGTTTTATTTTTAACACAACACTTACCTGTTTACTTGTTTACCTGTTAGTACTTAGTACATTTGCTCGATGGCCACCTCCTTGAACTCGTGGATGCGCGCGGTGAGAAACACCTGGTCTTGGACGCACATGAGCACATCGTTGAAGTCTTGGTCCAGCAAGTGGCCGAGGATGTACTCGTCGAGGTCCTTGTAGAACTCGCCCGTCTCCTCGAGATCCAAGTTGAGCTCGGCGATGATGACTGGCATGAAGCGGTTGCTTAGGAGTTGGCGATAGTGGTCCTCCGAGATGGTGGCGAGGTACTCAGTGCTCGGCTCGGCCTCCTGGAGCTCGAGCGCGTCCAGGACTTGTTCGAGATCCTGGTCCTGGATAGGGTTCTGGGCTGGGGCGGGAACAGGCACGGCCACGGCCACAGGTGCGGTGAAGGTTGCCGTCTCCTCGCGGAGGTTGACGTCGCCGGTCTTGATGTACTCGAGGCCGTTGAGGAGGAAGTTGATGCGCTTGGGGTGACTGTTGCTAATCTCGCCGTAGACGCTGTCCTCGCCAACGCGAATACCAGTCCGCTTGTAGTACTGGTGGATCGCCGTGAGGATAGGCTGGTAGTAGTAGTTGACGGCGGTGTCGGTGCGCTTCTTGATGTACTTCTCGACGTAGACCCGGTAGATGCTACGCGACATGTTGCTGAGGCACTTCTCGACCCAGCTAGAGTAGTGGCGAATGCTGGGGAAGGCCTTGAGCAGCTCCTTGTCGAGGCCGTCCGCCTTACACTCGAGGTAGCGGAGGTAAAGGTTGCTGGTGCGGCCGAGCAGCGCGAGTTGACGCTTGTAGTGAGGGTGGAGAATCTTGAAGCGGGGCGTCTGGGTCATTTCGTCACCAGCCGAGCAGAGCGTGTAGCCGAGCGAACTGTCGCTAGCCCGGAGGCTGCTCACGACCTCCTCGAAGCTGTCGAAGTAGGTCATGAGGGGCGGCGGGATGTTGTCGGCGCGGACAGGCACGTAGATGAGCCGGCGGTTGTCGAAGGTGCCGATGTGGTAGATAAACGGGCGCTCGAAGACCTCGAGGTGAATCTCCGGGTGCTGGAGGATGAACTCGTAGGTGTAGCTGACGTCGAGCTTGTGGGCGAGCGGCGATGCCGCGAAGTTACACGGCTTGCGGTAGATGCGGCTGAGGCAGTCGTCGAAGAGCTGCCCAATAGACTTGTTGCTGATCCAGTGGTTGTTGTAGGCGTCGAGGGCACCGTTGGTCGCGAGACGCCAGTAGTAGCCGTCGAAGTACGCACGGATAAGCGTGCCACCGAGGTACTGGTAAGCGGCGATGCGGCCCTTTTTGTCATCGGCGAAGACAAATGGGCAAGTGCTAGTCTCGGTCAGCTCGTGCGTCTTGGGGTAGCCGAAGCAGAGGAGCGCGTTGTCGTGCTTGCGAAAGATGGTCCCGACAGCTTCTTCGACGGCGGCGCGGAACTCGAGCGACTCGTCTGCGTAGACCGAGTAGTCCGAGGAGGGGACGATCATGTAGGACCACTGGTTGTCGAGCACACGGCAGTGCTTAGCGGTAAAGTGGTCGCGTACAGTCTCGAAGCCCTTGGTCGGGAGCGAGTTGATGTAGGCGGTGATGTGCGACATGGTAGAGAGCGGTTCGATGGTGTTCGAAGGTGAAATGTGTAAAGTTAGAGGTCTAGAAAACCGTATCAATTTTGTACTAGTCTAGGTCTAGCCAAATTTTATGGTACCACTAGACTAGTATAAAATATATAAAATGTATAAAAAATAATATAAGTAAAATATATAATGGCTAAACCACTATTATTTGAAGGAAAACTAAATGGAGTAACTCTATTTATGTATGGCGAGGACCATAGTAACATAAACAATAACTATTACAAGAGAGTTAGTAAAACATTCCAAGCCGATGATTTTATACTAGTTGAACACTCAACCAATGCTTGTGAAATCAAGCCGACTGAGGAACATCTTTTTCGCGAATATGCCAAAGGTTCCGAGTGGATATTCTATACACAGAAAAAGGGTGGCAATCCGAATGTTATTTGTTTTGATACTCGTTCAGAAAATGGCTACCTAAATGCCCTTCAGGAAAAACGCTTATTCGCCCTAGGTTCCGAACTACCAACCTGTAATCAACAAGAAATGCGTGAATACATTGATGGTGTATTATATGGCCTAAAGGCTTTTGATGATAATTCTGAGAAATTCAAAGTAATTATGTCAGGATATTTTGAGCGTTCACTAAAACTACTAAAGAGTCAACTAAATGTTATAATACATCTTTTACGCCTTAAGAAACAAAAGGATGGTAAGTTACCTGAACTATTATCCCGAATTCTTTCTGGGGTTGGATATACACTAGTCCAGAACTTGCGCCGCGTTTCTAGTTTTAGTGTAGATATTGATTTAAGAGATTTACTGCTAGATATGAGCAAAAAAAGTAAAGGATCCGTTATTCATGTATTCTGTGGTCGCAACCACGTTGTTAGAATAGTACAAATGCTAGGATTAAAAGGCGCTAATTTTACTAGAGAACAAATTCAAAGTGCCGAAATAGAATTAGAGGGAGATTTGGATATGGATGCCAAGTTGTTACAAGAATCCTAATCACTAATTACTAATCACTAATTACTAATTGTCATCATCAATCATACAAGCACCTTCTACATTAGAATCACTAGACATAGAACTATCTTCTCGCTCTATACCCTCTACAGCCTCTTTAATAGCCGCTTCGCTAGCATAGAATATATCATTTTTAGTCAAGAAGTCTAGATTATACTTTTGTCTACCCGCCTGGTCCTTATTTAACACTACTACATTGCGGGTCATAGGATAACCTACACGTTTGTAGAATGCGTTACGAGTGTAACACCATTTAATATAGTTGGAAAAGTTGTCGACAATATCG